TGCGCGAGAGCTTCGACATCTTCAACATCCAATTCTGGCACGAAGTCCAAGGCGTTCACCTTGTTCTTGCTGACCTTGGTGATGATGGCAATGCGGTAAAGCGATGGGGTGGTTTTCTCATTAATCCATCGGTTCGCGCAGGGTTGGGTGACGCCGCACAGCTTCGCCAATTTGTAGGACGAGATGCCCTTGGCTTCACAGTATTCTTTGAGTTTCATTGTTGTCTCCTTTGTTAACAATGCGGATACATTATCATGTTCGTTCTGAATGGCAAGTGAAAAAAAATAAAAAAGATGCTTGACACGCATTGGGGGATGTGTTATAGTTATCACAAGAAGTCGGAAAAGGCCAGTTGTTTGAAACTTAAATAGTAAAGGGAAATGATATGAAACATCATGTTATCACGCAAGAAATCGTGAACACCGTAAAGCAAATGGAATACGAGGTGTTCGAGCTTTTAAGCGGCAATGATTTCGACGAGCGACTAGAGCGCATTGAAGATTGTGCGAGAGAAATTATAGGGCTAAAGGAAAAGCTATAATATTTTCGATAACAACGGCGGGGGCGAGAAATCGCCCCTGCTATTTTTTTTACTTAGATGCGAAAAAAGTATTGCACACCGATTCGGCCTGTGCATAATGGGGATAGGAAAAGGACAAGGGAATGACAAAGGAATTACCAAAACATCTGGCAGATGCCAACCTGACTTACGTTTCTCATAGCCAACTTGAGAAGCCTGCTTGCCTTCGTATCTTCGAGTATCTGTATCTCAAGGACGAGCGCAGGGATATACCTGCTGGCGTTCCAGCTACGGCAGGTGGCGCGGCACATGACGCAATTCAAGCTGTCGTGTGTGATGGCCTAGACATTGACGAGGCAATCGCCATAGCGTGTAAACGCATCCAAGAGCATCGGCCAATCAGTGAGCTTGATGACCTGAAGCGCATCCAATACATCGAAGACGTGGAGCATATTGTGCGCAACGGTGTTGCTGAAATATCTAAGCTGATGGGTGGCGATGATGAGTAAAGAGACATTCACAGCAGAGGAGCGCATCAGCCTACAGCACCCCAAACTGGCGCAAGAGATAATGGGATTTGTTGACCTGACTGGCGACAGAATACTGGTCGAGATTAAAACCAAGTGGAACCCGCTCGGCCCACCACGCAAGGATGGCTCGCGCTCATTCCGCAAGGTCAAGACGCCAACGCGCCCCGACCCGTCACACGTTAGACAGGTCGCTATCTACTGGGCGGCGACAGGCAAGATGCCATATCTCGTCTACATTAATACCGAGGGAGCAGTCACCTTCTCACACGAAAACTGTGACCTGCTGACAGTCGAGTCTCTCTCTCATCACTTTAATCAAATCCTGCACAATGCAATCGTGTGGGAAAACCTGCTGAGTATCAGCACCGACCCGCAGGTTTTGAAATACTGGTGCCAACCGAGTTGGGACGACTTCCGATGGCGCTTTATGCCAGACGATTACCTACAACAAGCAAAGGAGCTATTTAAGATATGAAGGAATTAGCAACAGCATTAGCAAAGGCACAGTCGGAATTTACCACCGTGCCGCAGAGTGGGTTCAATCCACACTTCAAAAATAAGTTCAGCACGTTCCAAGACCATGTGGACGCCGCCCGACCTATCTTGGCGAAGCACGGTCTAGCAGTTTCTCAAATGCCAAACATGATGGCTGAGAGTGACCGCTTCGTACTGACAACAATCCTCATGCACGAGAGTGGTGAGTCGATTGTTTCCAACCAACCAATCTTCTCGATGAAGCAAGACGCGCAGTCAATGGGTAGCGCAATCACATACGCAAAACGATATGCGTATGGCGCAATCCTTGGGATGGCATCTGGCGACTTTGAGGACGATGGCAATGCGGCTACCGCACCTGCCAAACCAACACCAGCCAAAGCAAAGGCTACCAAGAATCAGACCATCGCAGAACGTGTAAACGCTACACAGCATGTCGGTGAACTGATGTCTCTCTATGAAGAAGTGAAGGGACAACTAGGAGAGGGTGACACAGAGTTATTCTCAAAACGTAAATCAGAGCTTACGAAAGGATAATTGATATGAGCTATGATAACACAGGGAAAGTCAGCATGTGGTCAAACGAAAGCTACACGGCTGGCGGAAAGCAACCGCGTCTCAAAGGCACGTTGTACGCGCACCGCGACTACAAAGCGGGTGAGCCAATCGACATCGCGCTGTGGGATAACGCAAGCGAAAACCCACGCGCCCCTGCCCTGACAGGCAAGGTCGAAGACAAGCGTGAGGCGCAAGCCCCACAAGCGCAACCAGAACCAGCACTCGCGTCAAACGAAGTGCCGTTTTAGGGAGACAGTAAGATGAGTGGGACAGCTTTCAAATGCGGACGATGCGATGGGTCAGGTGTCTTGCTCATCAATGTTTCTAGTGACGGGGAAGGCGGGAGCTTCATCGAGAAGCCCTGCCCGACCTGCGAGGGGAGAGGTATTTTGACCAAAGCAGAATTGATGACGCAAGAGGCTGACTATACCCTAGAGGATAGCCAGTTCTTGCCCATGCCGCTAACAGGAGCGTTTCGTGTCTATGTTGATGGCGTTGTATATCAGCGAAAGATGACTGCACGACAGTTACGCAGATTGGCGCAGTACGCACTAAACGTAGCAATCGAAACAGAACAATATGAAGGGAACGAAGATGCAGATTAAGGTAGACGTAGAAGTAAATCTTGAGGAAGAGCTAGAGACAATCGCACTCACATCTGTCATTGATGCGGTGGGCGAAGTGTTCCACGTTCCAAAGCGTGAGATAATGTCCAAGGCTCGCCCTGCTTATCTGGCTCAGACACGGTTCGCCATTTACTACTTGGCTTGGCTGTTCACCAATCGCAGCTTGCCCAGCATTGGGCGGTTCATGGGGCGCGACCACACCACAGTATTGCACGGGCGTAATCGTGCCATTGAACTGATGCGGACAAACCCAGAGTATAGCGCTCGCGTTGAAGCGGCGAAGAACCTCGCCTTTCAGGTCGAGAACAAAAGACTAGAAGATGTACGGAAGCTAACCGATGAACTTAAAAAAGAAATTATCCAAACAGCTATTGAAGCAGGAGCTTCAGGCATGGAGAAAAAGAGCCTTGCGAGCAGAATACAAGTTGATGCAACTGGCGGCAATACCGAGCGACAGCCCAGCGTGGAAGGAGTTTAAGGAATTCAAGGCAAGGCAATTATTATCTTAGTCTCTTGTACACTCAGATGATGCATACAAGTAATCTACATTTATATATTGTGAAAGGGAAAAATCAATGAGTTACAAAGACGAAAATCATTACGAAGGTGATTACGACACCATAGCGACATGGGATGAAATGTCTGCTGTGGCGTCAGCCATGGAGGAGATTAGCGGAGAGGACACATTCACGCTGGACTATCCGACAATGTTTTATGGTGACGACCAAGACATTCCGTTTACCGATTCAGACTGGGAGAAAATATCCACGATGACTGACATCCCCAAGGGGCTTTGCTTGGTTATCGCGCAGGAGTACCTGCACGACGAGGGACGAAACACAATGGACTTGGCAGGTTAATCATGGAAGAAGAAATCAAACCTAGAACACTGGCCTATTTGCGTTCCGCGCCTGAGCCAGAACACGCCGCAGAGCTTTGCGTCTTGGATGGTGACTACTACACTGTCATCTGCATGTCAGACCAAGCCCTGCTCAACATGGCTCAAAAAGCCACCGCTATCATGGCAGAGAGAAACTTTTTCAAAGGGGAAGACAATGAATGAGTACGAGCTAAAAGAATTTGAACTGCAAAATCTGGAGCTAAAAGACTACAGCTTCGAGACAGATGAAGACCTAGAGAACGCCATGAGAGCGCAAGCAGTAGCCCTCATTGAGTGTGCTGAGACTGTCGCCAAGATGAACGAGACAATCGCAGGTGCCATCGCAACAATGCACCCAGACGTGGAGAATAAGCTAGAGGGTACAGCTTCTATCCTGTCTCAAGTGTTGCAGTCATTACATCATCGCAAGGAAGAAAGAAACTCCAAAAAGTAGAAATAGTATTCGCGCTCTACGACCCCCTCGTGAGCAGAGCGCGTGTGAGCCAGTCAAGATTAGCCCTTTGTCTTGGCTGGCTCTTTTATGCCTTCTTACGCATACGAGCAGTTTTTTTTGCAATCTTCTTTGGCTGTTTCGAGAACTGCTTGCCAGCCTTCGTATCGCGCCGCTTCTTGGCAGAGGTCGCCAGATACTCAGCCGCAGATAGCTTCTCTCTGGTGCGCTTTGGTAGGTAGCGTTCACCAGTAGCCTTCTTACCCTGTGTTGATGGCTTGCCAGACTTGGTTCCCCAATCCTCTTTAGTCCATTTGCTCAGGCTCTTTTGTTTCTTTCCCTTGCCGCCACGGTATCCGCCACCAGCTTTTTTATATTGCTGTGCAAGCATCTGAGCTTTACGGGCAGACCATTGACCAGCCTTGCCGCCTTTACTGCCAGCCATAATCTTCTTCTTCAGACGCTCACGCAGTTTTGGTTTGGTGTACTTACTCATCGCCTAGACCTTTTTTATATCTCTTGCCATTATATGTCAGACACTCTTTACGATTTACATACGGAGCGTCAGCGCGATAGCTGACATGAACCCACCCGCTGTTGGGCTTCTTAGCACAATAGAACTCTAAGATGAGTTGGTCAAACTCCAGATTGTCCCGTATCCATTTTGCAAGCTCAAGGTTAGAAACGCCAGCCACCTCGAAGTCAACGGCCTGACCCTTGGCATGTTGGCTCGACACCTTACTGCCGATTGCCTTGCATAATTCCTTGCTTCTGTAGCCCGATGAAGGGGTGATACTACGGCCAAAGTGTTTTCTACACGGCTCTAGGACGTGTAAACACACTGCTTTTAGGGCTGTTTTGTGCTTTTCCGTAGGGGTGTTGTCGATGCCACGGCGCCGCGCTGTCTGACTTCGTGTTAGCTCCCGCAAAGAGAAGTTGGGCGACAGGTAGCCTTCAGGGACTACAGGAGCGTCTACTTTTTTAGCTGAGTTATCGACTTGATTCCAAAGCTCGCGGCAATACTTGCCAAGATTCCGTATTGTAACCATTCGGGTGCAGTCCTTAAAAAATCAAATCCAGCTTGCATGTATGGCTGGAGCGGTGGAACAAATGAAGCAACAATCAGGGCGATGAAGCAAATTGTCCACGCCTCGTCCTTCCATGACCCATTGGAAGATGACATAGCAGAAGCCTCCCAGTCCGCATCTTGCTCGACACGCTTGACTGTGGCCTCAACCTTTGCGACCTCTAGCTTTGCGGTTGCCTCCGCTTTCTTTTGCTTGCCTTTAATCCAAGTGCTTGCAATGTTGGAAATCGGGCCGATTAACGTATTCAACATTTATCTCTCCGCGAATCAATTTGCTCAAGCGCATAGTCTAGCTGTTGCTTCTCATCATTAAGCAGGATTGTCTCTAGTGGTAAATTAAACCTCACAACCCCATGCTCGAATACCGCTCTAAAATAACACCTTCTGATGTCTAATGCTACTAGACATAGCAAGTCAACGGAAGATGGGTCTAACGGGCGCTTTGCCTTGGAGCCACAAGCTGTGTTCCACGAATATCTGGATGTAGGTTTGCCATGCGGACGAGACGTTGTTTTAATCTCAACTCTGTAATGAGTTTCATCGTCGCGCAAAAGAAGCATATCAAAGGATGATTGCTGGCAGAGAACGGTGCGATAACCAAGTGCTTCGATTATCCCAGAGGCTATAAGCTCCCCCGCTCTGCCTATTTTTACCTCGTTCCCCTTACCCATGATTTACTTTTTTTTGTATTTCTCAATCAGGGCTTTAACGGTTTCTGTTTCATATATTCTCAGAATGACCCACGCAAGCGAAGCAACCGCAGTGACCTCTGGAATCCAACTCATATAAGCCCCCATGGTCACGCCACCAGCTCCTAAATCTATTGTTTGTTTCATTTCTTCGTTCATTTCTTCTGGTTCCTAGTGACCCCGATAACCCACTGTATCAGGTTTTTATTTTTTTTCTATGGTTTTGTCGGCCAAGATACAGCAAACGGAAATCCTTGTTGCTGTGGTATATCACGCAGAGACTGCCGATAGGCTGTCATTTCGCTTGACATAACTACATCTGACAAAGCCATCCAATCTGTTTCCGACAGCAAATTGTCGCGCTCAGACCTTACGGCATTTTTGGCGTCTTCCTCTGAAAGATTTACCGCCACATAGTCAACCTGCCACGCGCCATCACGAGGCGCAGGGGTGCCAGCAGTCAATGTCTGGACAAGGTGGTCGAAGTCTGGCTTGTTTTCAGTTACAGCATAGACACCATAACTCTCTAAAATTTCACTTGTTAGAGACTTTGGAAAAGAAGTATTAGGGTTTTCTTGGCGAAGCTCCCACGTTGAGTAGGGGAACTTACTAACAGCACCATCTATAGTCTTTACATACATCATATTGTAATGCTCCATTTTTCAGATAAATAGGTTTCAACCTCATCAATTTCAGTTGACGACAACCTTCTTTCGTAGGCAATAATCTCTCCGATATTCCCGTTGAAGGGCGTGTGATTATTGGGCGTTAAGCCTCGGCGTCCAACATAAGAACCGACATTACCAGAGTGACTGGAGTAATTATAGGGGTTGTTCATGGCATATTGAGTTCCGTTTTCACGGAGAAAGTTTACCAAATCACCAGTAATAATCGCGTCATTCCCTGCCGCGATACGGGTGTAGCTATCGCCAACGGTTCTGTAGCCAGTCGGAGATGTTGACACATAGTTCAGTGATGAGCCAGCCGCGAATGTAAAGTATCCGTTGTATGACGCACCGATACCAAAAGATGACCCAGCATTTGAATTGGTTCCATAGTTCAGAACTATGAACATAGTAATTGTATCCGTGCAAGTAGAGTTCTCAAGAAACTGGCCCTTGCCACTGTCAACAGAGTTATCGAGGTTTAGGCTGTTTAAACCCATTGTTGTTGTGTCGAATGTTGGTCTGTTGATTGACGTTCCTTGGTCATGGTCAAAACCATTTCCAGACTTGTCCTCCCAGCAGCCTACTGGGTCGTTGTCAGATGAAACAGCAGTGGTCTTTGACGAGTCCTGATACAAGGTAGATGTATCAGTGGCGTCAAGCCACAGCTTTAGGTCGCTTATGCTTGCAGGACTAAATCCCGCTACAGCAGAGCCAGCAGTAGCCATCTGAATTTTTCTGGCTATGCTCATGCCATTGCGTCCCCAGCGCGGAAGCCATACCAAGTTGTGCCGCCATCATGCGTAATGAACGCAAGCACATCAGTCTCTCCAGAGGCGGGGGCGTCTGGGGCTGTTCCGCCAGCCCAATCAACAGAGGCTGGGTATGTGATTGTGTGCGTTCCACCCGCTACCAATTTCAGCGTAAAGCCAAAGCCTGTTCCCGAAGCTGGTGGGTTGCTGAACGTGAATGTGGTGTTTCCAGAAGTCGTCAAGCTGAACAAATTACCATCATGGCAATTAACAGTCGGAGTGGTACCTGAAAGCGCATCATACGTTTCATTGTAACTGTCAGCAGTAAGCTCTCCAGTGATGGAGGCGCTTCCAGCCGTAATCGAGCCATAGATATAAATGCCATTGCTCAGGGTAGACAGTTTTTCAGCACCATTGTGGTACAACGAAATCTGAGAGTTTTCTGTAGACCTGATGAGAGTTTCGTCGTTAATACCCTTCATCCAAATGCGCGTAGAAGCCTTAATAATAAGGTCGCCTGTGCCAGTATCCTCGATTATGCTGTCAGAGCCATCGTGATACAGATTGAGGTCTGAACCCGCGCCCAAAATAACCTTATTATTGTCACCAAGAGATATATTCCCAGTGAATGAACCTGATGTAAACGAGCCAGCGGCCGCCGTTGTGCCGCCGATTACGGCTCCGTCGATTGTACCACCGTCAACATTAACAGAAGAGAAAGAAGGACTGGTTAGGGATACCGTTCCATCGTTTACCTCAGCCAAGTCAGCCATAAGCTCTCGGATAGCGTTATTAATACCGCTAGGAAGACAGTTCTCGTCAATGTCAACAGACTGAATGTCCGTGTTTGACGCTGCTGTTTTGCTGTAATCTGTAATACTATTCTTTGCCATTGTTTAGTCTTTCTCATATTCATGAAGAATTGATTTAGCTGCATTAGCAGAGCTGTCCTTTGAAATTGCCAAAGCTCTCATTGGCCCAATGTCATTAATTGCCATGCGATTCATTGCGGTAAGAAATTTTTTGTTTGTTAACAGTTTAGAAAGCGCTAGGCCACCAACAGCGATTGTTGCACCTGCCCCAGCTAATCCAGCAACAGTTCCAGCAGCACCTCCAGAAATACCACCATAAGCACCAGCTGTTCCAGCCGCGACTGCAAGCCCCAAACTATTAAGCGCTCGCCTAAATCTATAAAGACGGGGATTTTGCTCTTCACTAGCTAATCTAATATATCGAGCAAGTTTTACCATTTCTTCAGATGTTCCTTTTCCACCAGCTGCATCAGATAAAGTTTTTCGGGCGTATGGAGACAATTTTTCAAAGTCTGCAATCCATTTATCAGGACTAAAAGGCACATCACCCTCTTTTACATTTTCAAGCCTTCCCATTTTAGCCAAAACATTGTTAGACAATTCTGCAAACTCATCCCTAGAAAGAACTTTTTGAAGCTTAATAACAGATTGCTGACTTTCTTTTGCCCCACCACCCTTTATTGTATCAAGAAATATATTGTATGCTTTCTCTGGGTCGTCCACCTTTGCTATATCGTTAATTGCACCCTCAATAGTTTCGCGTCTTTTTTTAAAATAATTATTAGCGTTTTGGTAGGCTTCTGCCGCTCTCGGCCCCATGGAATCAGCAGCAGAATCAATGTCATCTGACAAGCGACCATATAATTTTTTTAAATTGCCTTTTCCAACCGTTTGATTTAACAACCCGCCAGAATCATTAATTGCATCCCCAACCGCTGTTCTTAATCTACGCAATGCTTCAAATCTCTGAGGGGTTAATTGTGTGTCATCTCCCAAAGAGGACAGCAATTTAATTGCATCCTCGTCACCAGCTTCTTCTGCAGCGCGCTTTGCCTTTGATACTGGCCCCAAGGTTTCTAGGTCATCCAAAAACGAAAGAAGGCTTGCGTCTCCAGTTTCTTTTGCAGCTGATTTAAAACCAGCCCAACTTTCTTTTATTTCGTTGAGAAATAAAACCGTATTCTCTGCCTCAAACTTTGTTTCGGGAGGTATTAAATCATCAACACGTTTAAATAATTGGTTTTGTCTTTCTTTTGT